CAGGGCAACGTGGGGCTTGCTTTTTTGGTTGGTATCATACACAATTTTCTGCTTTCATCTTTGTGCAGAATATGCCGGAAATTTCGTTGACTTCTCTCGGCGGTTATGGTAATATACATCATGCCAAGAGGCAAAAACAACGAAAACTGGAGGAAAAAACAATGTGGACAGAAGGAACGATTCGGGTTGGAGCAAGCGTATTTCACTACTGGGTGAAACACTACGAGGAGCCTTCCACTTTTGGATATGAGGAAGGCAGAGCTTCGAAAATCTCCCTGCGGCGGAATGGCAAAACGGTGTTCAATTTCGACCGGGGCATGGATATTCCGCCGGAGGATGAGGAAACCGAAACTGCACTGGCGATCCTGCTGAAACAGTACAACTGATTTTTTCAAAACCGAATCCCACAAGCCGGAGCCGAAAGGCTCTGGCGGTCGTACCGGAAAAATTTCTATTGGTGTATCTTACACAAGAAAACGGCGAAATTTCTACGTTTTTTCTGTCTGTTTAGCCGCTTGCTATCCTTGCTTTTGTATGGTAATATGGTTACAATGGGAATAGAATCTCGATTAAAAAAAAGCCCACCGGGGCATAAAAATAAATGATACAGACTTGCTTTTTGGCAGGTCTTTTTTGTTGGGGGGTGAGAACAATGGCAAGATTTAAACCAACACGCTTTATGGCGAAAGATTCAAAATATGATAAAAAGGCGGCAGACTATGCTGTTTCCTTTATCGAATGCCTTAGCCATACCAAAGGCACATGGGCGGGAAAGAAATTTGAACTGCTGGACTGGCAGGAACAGATTATCCGTGACCTGTTCGGAATCTTGAAACCGAACGGCTATCGACAGTTTAACACGGCTTACATTGAGATTCCGAAGAAAAATGGCAAATCAGAGCTTGCTGCTGCCGTTGCTCTACTATTAACTTGCGGTGACGGTGAAGAACGTGCCGAAGTTTACGGTTGTGCTGCCGACCGCCAACAGGCTGCCATTGTATTTGATGTAGCTGCCGACATGGTGCGAATGTGCCCTGCCCTTTCCAAACGAGTGAAGATCCTGACCTCACAAAAGCGTATTGTGTACATCCCGACCAACAGCTTCTATCAGGTGCTTTCTGCTGAAGCCTATAGCAAACATGGTTTCAACATTCACGGGGTTGTGTTTGATGAACTTCATACGCAGCCGAACCGAAAGCTCTTTGATGTTATGACCAAAGGCTCCGGCGATGCCAGAATGCAGCCTTTATATTTCCTGATTACCACCGCCGGAACTGACACAAATTCAATCTGCTATGAAGTTCACCAAAAGGCAAAGGACATTCTGGAGGGCAGAAAGCATGATCCGACTTTCTATCCGGTTATTTATGGTGCAGATGAATCGGAAGATTGGACTGACCCGAAGGTTTGGAAAAAGGCAAATCCAAGTCTGGATAAGACCATCGGCATGGATAAGGTGGTGGCTGCGTGTAATTCTGCAAAGGAAACTCCCGGTGAAGAAAATGCTTTTCGACAACTGCGTTTGAATCAGTGGGTAAAACAGGCGGTGCGTTGGATGCCGATGGAAAAATGGGACAAATGCAAGGTCGCTTTTGATGAAGAGATGCTTGCAGGTCGTATCTGCTACGGTGGGCTTGACCTTTCCAGTACAACAGATATTACAGCTTTTGTACTTGTCTTTCCACCTACTGAAGATGATGAACATTATTATGTTCTGCCTTACTTCTGGCTGCCGGAAGAAACACTGCCACTCAGAGTAAGACGTGACCATGTTCCATATGATATATGGGAGCGACAAGGCTATCTGAAAACTACCGAAGGCAACGTTGTTCACTATGGTTTTATTGAAAATTTCATAGATGAACTGGGGCAGAAGTTTCATATCAAAGAGATTGCTTTTGATAGGTGGGGTGCAGTGCAGATGTCGCAGAATCTTGAGGGGTTAGGTTTTACGATGGTACAATTTGGACAAGGATATAAAGATATGTCGCCACCGACCAAAGAACTGATGAAACTGACTCTGGAACAGACCCTTGCCCACAACGGACACCCTGTTCTTCGGTGGATGATGGATAACATTTTCATCAGGCGTGACCCTGCCGGAAATATCAAGCCGGATAAAGAAAAATCCACAGAGAAGATCGACGGTGCTGTCGCCATGATCATGGCTCTTGACCGGGCAATTCGCTGTGGATGCGTTTCTGATGAGTCGGTTTATGATACGAGGGATATGCTGGTGTTATAGGTTTGATTATCTTTGCAAACTGGAATTGTCAGCTTAGTTCATCCAACATTTGAAACATTTCATTTCCATTATCCATATTAATTTTTATTATACGCCATCGTATACAGTGAAATGCCATTTTTCAATTTTTTCTCGCCACATAGTTCCATTCCACATCTAGTATATTTTTTTACTTTTAACGGCGTATCAGTATCCAGAATACAGGGAATATTCTTTGTGTCCGCCTCGGCAAAAGGTTGCTCCAAAATCTTGTGCATATATCCTTTCCCCTGATATTCTCGCAGGACAACAACCATGGATACTGCAATATAGTCATGCTCTTTTTTGAAAATCTTCGCATACTGTTCGTCTCCACTTTGTGCCATAGCTATCAGTGCCTTAGGCGGTAACTCGCATAAAAGTCGCTTGATCATATGTAAGGTCGAACCCATTGAAGGTTTTGCCCTCTTACTCCAATAAGCAAGATATCCCTCTCCTATTTCAGATGTGGTATACAGAGTTCCTGCTCTGTAAAACCATTCCGTCATAATCTCAAAGCTTTTTATTGTTTGCTCTCTTGTGAGCATTGTAACTGTTCCGGCTTTTTCATCAGCAAATGCCTCACCGATTCTTCTGCCAATGTCTGCAATTTCTTTCCTTGATTTATTTTCCACTTTTATCATGGATATTCCTCCACCAATTTCCGATTTGTAAGGCAGCTGCCCTACACTTAGTTTCACATATTATACCACACACATATACGAAAAGTCAAGAAAGGACGTGATTTCATGGGAATTTTCAGCGGACTATTCAAGTCCAGAGATAAGCCTCAAAACAGTTATGACAGCCCGTCATACACATACTTTTTCGGACGAGCCAACAGCGGCAAACGTGTCACAGACAGAACAGCCTTGCAGCATATTGCGGTGTATGCCTGTGTGCGGGTTCTGTCAGAAGCCATTGCCCAGCTGCCATTACACGTTTACCAATATACCGAAAATGGAAAAGAGCGAGTGCCACAGCACCCGCTTTACTTTTTGCTCCACGACCAACCAAATCCAGAAATGACATCATTTGTATTCCGAGAAACGCTGATGAGTCACCTGCTGATCTACGGCAATGCTTATGCACAGATTATCCGAAACGGTCGTGGAGATGTATTGGGGCTGTATCCGCTGATGCCGGATAAGGTTAGAGTAGACCGTGACCAGCGAAATCGTCTGGTCTACATCTACAGTCGCTACGATGAAGCCAATCCAAACCTGAAACAGCAGGGCGATATTGTCCTGCAGGCAGAAGATGTGCTGCATATTCCCGGACTTGGGTATGACGGCTTGGTGGGATATTCTCCCATTGCTCTTGCAAAGAATGCAATCGGCATTTCCCTTGCCTGTGAAGACTATGGTTCTACCTTTTTCGCCAACGGAGCCAGTCCATCTGGTGTGTTGGAGCATCCGGGAGTCATCAAAAATCCAGAGCGTGTGCGGGATGCTTGGCAGCGTGCCTATGGTGGTTCCAACTCGCATCATACCGCAATTTTGGAAGAGGGCATGAAATACACGCCTATTTCCATCCCCAACAATGAAGCACAGTTTCTGGAAACCAGAAAGTTTCAGGTAGAGGAAATTGCCCGGTTGTATCGAGTGCCGCTTCATATGATCGGCGATCTTGACCATGCCACATTCAGTAACGTGGAACATCTATCATTGGATTTCGTGAAATACAGTCTCGACCCGTGGATCGTTCGCTGGGAGCAAGGTATGATGAAAGATCTGCTTTCTGATTCAGAGAAAGGCAAGTATTTCATCAAATTCAATGTAGAGGGGCTTTTGCGTGGTGACTATGCTTCCAGAATGCAGGGCTATGCTACCGCAAGACAGAACGGCTGGATGTCCACCAATGACATTCGGGAACTGGAGGATATGAATCTGGTGCCGGAAGAACTGGGCGGCAATCTGTACCTCGTAAATGGCAGCTTCACCAAACTTGCTGATGCAGGTGCATTTGCAAAGAAAAATGAAAAGGAGGAAACGACCCATGAAGAATAATCGTTTCTGGAACTGGGTACGCAACGAAGAAACCGGTGCATCGGAGATGTATTTGTACGGTGCGATTGCGGAGAGTACATGGTTTGAAAATGTGCGCTCGGATAGGGTGTAAGTAAATGTGAAATTGGTAACACACAGAATAGGTAATTCTGTAAGCGACCCAACTAACCGAAAGGCGAAAGCTGATACGGGAACATAGCACGTTGGGGAAGCGGTAAGTTTCCTAAAGGCAATCAAGAACGACTGAACCGCAACGCTAAGCAGATAAGAGGATAAAACTGTATTTGTTGAATGTGAGTTTCAAGTCCCAGTTAACCAATGGTTAAGGAAATTTGCCTGATACCTTAAATATGAATGCGATTTATTATCATCTCCAATAAATTATTGCCTCAATATTCATATGACGTGCAAGAGAACTTGTGCAAACGAAACGAAAGCATATCCGACAATCTGCAACCAGTTATTTACACTAACCGAGGATACCCTAAAGGTCAATGCTGAAAAGCTATGATTTAAGAATCTGAATATGACCCAAGGGTACGGAGTTTCCATAGTAGTCCGAGGACGGTAACACCGTCTGCATGGCGAAGGGAAACAGTTGTTATGGTCAAAAATGAAGAAAGTTAGGGAGGAAAACCTCAATGGCTGAAATGCAACCAACAACCGAAATTTTGACGAGAATAAGCAAAAACTCATTGAACAATAAAGATGAAGTGTTTACACGTCTGTTCAGATATTTATTGCGGGAGGATATATGGTTTGAAGCATACAGAAATCTGTATGCAAATAATGGTGCATCAACAAAAGGTGTAAATGATGACACTGCCGACGGCTTTAGTGAAAGAAAAATACAGAAAATCACAGAACAGCTGAAAAACGGCAAATTTAATCCAACGCCGGTAAGACGCACATATATACAAAAAAAGAATTCTAATAAAATGCGTCCACTTGGTATTCCGACATTTACAGACAAACTTGTACAGGAAGCTGTACGCATGATTTTAGAAGCAATATATGAACCTATATTTCATGAATGTTCTCATGGTTTCAGACCAAACAGGAGCTGTCATACTGCTTTAAAAAGTCTGCGTATGAAATTCACAGGTGCAAAATGGTTCATAGAGGGTGACATCAAGGGCTGTTTTGACAATATTAACCATGATGTACTGATAGGAATACTGAACAAAAAAATCAAAGACGCAAGATTAATACAGCTTATTCAACAATTTCTGAAAGCAGGCTATCTTGAAGACTGGATATATCACAGGACATACAGCGGTACACCGCAGGGAGGAATCATTTCTCCCATACTGGCAAATATCTATCTGCATGAACTGGATAAGTTTGTAGAAAATCTAAAAGAGGAATTTGATAAACCGAGCAAAGAAAAGTATACTCCCGAATACCGAAAAGCAAAATATCAGACAGAAAAAGCACGAAAAGCAATCAGAGAGTGCGACCCGCAGGATTATGAGCGAAAAAAACAGCTAATTAAAAATTTGAAAGCAGTCCGCAGTGTTCAGCTTAAAACTCCATGCAAATCACAGACAGACAAAAAAATTCAATATATTCGTTATGCTGATGATTTTATTCTATCAGTAAATGGAAGTTGTGAAGAATGCATCGAAATAAAAAAGAAGCTGTCACAATACATCAGCGAGGTGCTTAAAATGCAGCTCAGTGATGAGAAAACGCTGATAACTCACAGCAGTAATCATGCAAGATTTTTAGGTTACGACATCAGTGTAAGAAGAAATGCCAAAATTAAAAGCAAAAATGGCGGAGTTTCATTGAGAACATTGAATAATAAGGTTGAACTTTTAATTCCATTAAAGGAAAAAATCAACCGTTTCATGTTCGATAAAGGTGTCATCTTTCAAAAAAAGGATGGCTCTCTGTTTCCTACTCATCGCAGCTATATGATACATATGTCAGACCTTGAAATCATATCAACATACAATTCAGAGCTGAGAGGAATCTGCAATTATTATAATTTAGCAAGTAATTACTGCCAATTGCGTTACTTTGCTTATCTAATGGAATATAGCTGTCTGAAAACACTGGCGGCAAAACATAATACCAAGATTTCAAAGATAATAGCAAAGTTTAAAGACGGGAAAGGCGGATGGGGAATCCCATATGAAACTAAAAGCGGTAAAAAACGCTGTTATTTTGCTAAATACTCTGATTGCAAAGACTCAAAAGATGGTACGGACAATATCTCAAACGCAGCCGTAATATATGGCTATTCAAGAAATACACTTGAAGAACGCTTAAAAGCAAAGGTTTGCGAACTGTGTGGGGACACAAATGCAGAATACTATGAAATTCATCACGTTCATAAAGTGAAAGACCTGAAAGGTAAAAACGATTGGGAACGTGCAATGATAGCCAAAAGGCGAAAAACATTGGTGTTATGCAGGAATTGCCACCATAAAGTTCATAATCAATGAGTTGATTTTATTTTATATAACAATGGAGAGCCGTGTACTCCGAGAGGGGTAAGCACGGTTCGGTGAGGGGTCTGTATAAACCTACTATGGAAACATAGCAAGGCGATACTTTCCTACTCTACGAGATCACGCCGGGACTATTTAAAGATGAATTAAGCAAGCACCCCGGAAATCTGACAGTATGGCTCTGCTCACCAGGCGGCGATGTGTTCGCAGCAAGTCAGATTTATACAATGCTCAGAAATCACAAAGGTAGAATTACTGTAAAAATTGACAGTCTTGCAGCGTCTGCAGCATCAGTTGTTGCTATGGCAGGTGATGAAACACTGATTTCACCTACTGGCATGATTATGTGCCACGATCCATCTTGTATTGCATCAGGAAATAAGGCTGACATGGAAAAGGCAATTGAACTTCTGGAAGAAGTCAAGGAATCCATTATCAATGCCTATGAAGAGAAAACGCATCTCAGTCGTGCTAAAATTGCAAAAATGATGACGGAAGAAACATGGCTCAATGCGAAAAAGGCACTTCAGCTTGGGTTTGTTGACGGTATTCTTTTTACAGACAAGAAAGATAAACCACAGGCTGAACCCGATGAGGAGGAAGAAAACGATGAGCCATTGAAAACAGAACCTACAGAAGAACCAGATGAAAATGAGGAAGAACAGAAACCGGACAAGCAAAGAAAAACTCCCGATTCTATGATTTATTCTCCCTCAAAAACAACTGCATCACTGATGCAGAAAATATCCGCATCTGCACCGAAAGGTGTTCCCATAAATCAGCTGGACAAACGTCTGGCATTACTGAAATAACAAGGAGGAATTTACTATGACTATTAAAGAACTGAGAGAAAAAAGAGCTAAGGCTTGGGATGATGCAAGAGATTTTCTTGACTCCAAGCGAAACGACAGCGGTCTGCTTTCCGAAGAGGACAGCAAGACTTATGATGATATGGAACAGCAGATTGTGGCTTACGGAAAGGAAATTGACCGTCTTGAACGGCAGGAAAAGCTTGCCCGTGAAATGAATGCTGCAACGTCTGTACCTCTTGTATCTGCTCCCGGCGCACATACAGAACAGTCGGAAAAAACAGGTATTGCATCGGACAGCTACAGCAAGGCTTTCTGGAATAATATCCGCAACCGCAATTATATCGATGTTCGTAATGATTTACAGATCGGCACTGACTCCGAGGGCGGTTATCTCTGTCCGGACGAGTTTGTGCGCCTGTAAAAGGCGATGTTTACAGTAGATTAGGCTCTACACCGCACAGCAGAGCGGTTGTCAATCTGCCTAACCGATG